CGGTTGACTTGCTCTTCTAGAACGCCTTTTGCGAGTTTCTTGAAACAATCGGTGGCGTGATTTGCTTTCCTCAGATGCCACATGTGAGCCAGCGGTAAATCTTTCTCGATTGCCGCAAACCTTAATGGCAAATTCAGAAAAGGCGTACGCCCCGACGCAATGCGAGTATGGTCGTTAGCAAAGTCGAGTATCAAACGCAAAGTGTAAAAGTCTGCAAAAGTCAATGGTTTAACTACCTTATTGCAACATTTCTTGACCATCATATCTAAGTCGCCGGAACCTGAAATTGCACACAACGTCAAGAACCTGAAATCTCCCGCTAGCGCACTAGTCTGCCACGTAGACCATCGACATGAAGCCGCGACTTTCATGACAGCTTGTATAACGAATGAGCGTTCGCTCTTCTTGGTGTAAGCCATGGTTGACATGATAGTCGCGAATATGCGATAAGGTAGAACCTTCGCGTAGGCTATATCGCTAAGCGAAGTTTTGAAGGTAGGTGAAACCCATATGTTATTGACATCGTCGATACACCGCCATATGCCGCACGCTGATCCGGGGTCGCCTCGACGATAATAGCAAGCGTAATAAGTCAGCGAATTATTTCGTACCATTTTCCAGGATATACCTGCAGATGAATGCTTAGACCAGAAACATCCTTGTTTCAACTGTATCTTCGATAGAAGCTCTGATTCTAAGTATATGCTATGGAAGATGCGATATCGCAAGCATGCACCAAAGATTAATTTGCTTGAAATGCCATAATCTGATAAGGGGTTGGGCAACTCGTACTCGTGACGTGCAAACAGCGAAGGATTGATGTCACTAAACGGTTCAGTGGTATGGAAGTGAGTAGGAGGAGATGCGACGCCAAGCCAAGTGTTCACTGTATATTCCGTCATGTCCATGTCTTCTACGGGAGGTCCTGAGAGAACTCTAAATAAAGATGGCGCTCTGAAATCAGGATTCTTCTTACATCCATTCTTTATCGCAGCGATAACATCGAGGGGGTCAGGGTAAGTGACGGTAGCCCGGTCGAGCATGGCAGGCTTTGATGTAACCCAATGCTTGACCATACTTGCAAGCCCCGCAAAAGATCGTTCGGACATCTTAGTCGTAAGTTCGTGAAGCTGACTAAAGTGCACAGTATAAGGTGAAGCATCCTGATCAAATGCGCCATTTAGGAAGAAATCTGATCTTCCGGTGTCTTCGGCTAACGATGCCTCCATAACTTCTGATATGTCAGGATCTTTATCAATGTAGATCTCACAAAGCGCGTACTTGTTCCAGATGACGTCGGCCACTGTGCGCCGAGTACGCCACGAAAGACCGGTAACCTCATGATTACATCCTCCTTTAGTATAGTCGTGACCTTCGACGGGTTCCACCAGACCACCAGGTCTTGCAATTATGCATATTGCGGTAGAATGACAAAAACTGCTAAACCCCAGTCCAGTCCCTTTCTGGTCACCACTTTCATTTATAGCACTAGATAACATCGTCGGTACCATGTCAATCGCATCGAAGTGTACAGCCGTTCCGTTAGTGCGTCCGACGACTGTCCGGCCTTTTGAATTTACGTAGTAAACAAACTGCGACTCGGTAGTGAAATAACTATCGGATTCGAACCGGTATCCGTGATGCTGATAGTCGCCGGGCTGGCGGCTTGCTGCCTGAACAAAAGTAGGATCAGTCACTCTTGGTAAGAAATCTGGCTTTGAGGCATCAGGCTTCATTTCAGATCCAAGTATGTCAAAATAATCCGCCAAATCTCCTTCTATTTCATCCAGGAAGCCGCCATCACCTACTACTTCCTCTATTTCGCGTATTGCATCGAATACAGCGTCGAGTTCAGCATCTTCCAGATCGTCAAACCCCCAATCGTCGGCATCTGCAAACTGAACCGGATCTGAAACTTCTGAGGGCG